ATTTAGGCAATCCATCCACTTCTTTTGTATCAATATCTTCTAAATATGGAGTTCGAAAAAATTCTTTATCTACTTGAAATGGTGTAGCATCTTTATTTGATTTTGATGACCAACTTATAAAATGTTCTTTATTAAATGTATCCCATCCAATATACCAATTTGGTAAAATATCTATTGATGATACATTTTGATTTCCCGCAAATTGTGTCTTGGCATAATCATTTTCAACCGCAATTTCTTCTTGTAAATATCTTATATCAACATTTAATGTAGTATCTTTTACTCCAGATTCTCCATCCAAATATAATGTTCTTTTAGATTCAAGAACTGGTTTTGAAAAGTTGTTATTTTGATTTGACACTAAATCAAGAATAGTATCTATAGATGTTGGTTTTTTACCAAGTGGTAAATTATTCTTTCCATAAGCAACTAATTCATTTCGTAAAAGTAAACATAACTCAGTAATTTTACGAATCTGTTTTATTTTTTTGTCAGATTTTTGTTCCTTTACATTTAATCTAGTAATTAAATCTTGTAACATATCACTACGTTGAACACTATCGGGATAGTTTCTCATTGATGAAGCGATTTCTTTGATTTCTGCCGCTACTGTAATTTCAACTTCTTCTTCTTCTCCTAAAATAAAATCTTCTTCTCCTTCATTTTCTATTGCTTTCTTCTCTGCTGTTTCCTCTTCTTCGGTCTGCTCATCAAGTTTTTCAATTGTAGGAAGTTCACGAGAACGTAATACATCAATTCCAGAATCTAATGGAATACCTTTTCCCTCAAATTCTAACTCAATAATATCATTATTCTGGTCTCGGAGTTCAATAGAATCCTTAGTGCTATGAACTTTCTCAATAATATATTTTCCTACCGGATTTCCATCCGTTCCATGGAATGCTTCCGCTAATTGCCCAACTCTGTAATCCTGTTGAACAACAAATAAAGAACTTGTACGTTTTGATACAACAAAAAGATTTTCAATTTCATATTCTTCTTTTAAATATCCATCTTGAATTTCTAAATCCACTAATCTATCAGAAATACCATCTGGAAGAATTCGTATTAGAGTTTCATCTAAATAATAAATTCTTCCTCTTGTATTATCAAATCTTCCACCAATTATATGGATTTTATCTCCTAGTTCGGAAATTCCGGAGGAATTTTCTTGCATAAATTCTTCTTTGGAGGATTTATGTTCAAATCCAATTTCTTGCTCTTCAGAATTATTTTCTTTTTTATTTTTATCATTGTTGCTATTCATCTCCCTATACATTTATACTAAAACAATTTTACTACTTAAGCCGTAAAGATATATAAAGGCTTCTTACTATAGTCTTTTAGAATAGGAAAAATGGTTGTTTCATCATCTAAGTATGTTATTGGTATTGACTTAGCCACATGTATGTCCATGGTGGCTGTGTGGAAAGATGGAAAAGTAGAAATTATTTCATCTGAATCTGGAAATCGCACTGTTCCTTCATATGTTTCATTTACAGAGGAAGAGCGTATTGTTGGTGAGGCTGCGAAGTCCATGAGTGCCACAAATCCTAAAAATACCGTTTTTGATGCGAAGCGTCTAATTGGTCGTCCCTTTGATGATGTTGAAGTTCAAAAGATGATGGTTAACTGGCCTTATAAAGTTGTAAATGATGGTAACAATCGTCCTCAGATTATTGTAGATTTCAAAGGTGAAACTAAGAAATATTATGCGGAAGAGATTTCTGCGATGGTTCTTCAGAAGCTCAAGGGTATGGCTGAGAGCTATCTCGGTGTTGAAGTAAAAGATGCTGTTGTAACAGTTCCCGCATACTTCAATGATAATCAGCGTCAGGCTACTAAGGATGCTGGTCGTATTGCGGGACTCAATGTATTACGTCTTCTTGCTGAACCTACGAGTGCGTGTATCGCATATGGTTTGAATAATAAAACGGATTCTGAGCGTAAAGTAGTCATATTTGACCTTGGTGGTAAACTTATTTACTAAACTGCTTCCAAGTAAAAAAACTAGGTGAATTGCTGGAAACCCCTTAGAGTCTAATACACTACAACGTGGCTGGTAACGGCGAGCGTGAATGTTTGAAAAGTATTAGAATTGGGCAATCAGCAGCCAAGGGTCTAACGAAAGTGGATCAAGGTTCAACGACTAGGTAAAGTATTCTAAACCGAAAGGCATGAAGAAATACCCACGAGTGCCTAGATTACTATAAAAAATTATAGTAATAAGATATAGTCTGAACTTATAGGAAACTATAAGAGGTTTGGGTTAAACTCCCAAACGATAACAAATTGGGAACTTTCGACGTTTCACTTCTCACAGTAGAAGATGGTATTTTTGAGGTCAAGGCTACAAGCGGTAATACGCTTCTCGGTGGAGGCGATTTTGACAATCGTATTGTAGATTGGGCTGTAGAAGAATTTAAAAAGAAAAATAAAATTAATCTAAAGGAGTCACCAAAAGCACTTGCTCGTCTTCGTCTAGCAGCGGAGCGAGTAAAGAAAACTCTTTCTATTTCCACACAGGCAATGCTAGAAGTAGATAGTATTTCTGATGGAATTGATATGCAGTTTATGCTAACTCGTGCGAAATTTGAGTCACTATGTGATGATCTATTCCGCTCTACGCTAGGACCAGTAGAGCAAGTGTTACGTGATTCTAAGGTTGGCAAGGGAGATGTAGATGATGTTGTGCTAGTAGGTGGTTCATCACGTATTCCTCGTGTCCAGCAACTATTAAAGGACTTTTTTGGTGGAAAGGATTTATGTAATTCTATTCATCCTGATGAGGCTGTTGCGTATGGTGCTGCGGTTCAAGCCCATATTCTTTCTGGTAATAACAAGAATGATGTAACTACTGATATTCTATTACTAGATGTAACACCGCTTTCTCTCGGTATTGAGACATCTGGTAATGTCATGACAACTCTTATTAAGCGTAACACAACACTTCCTACAAAGAAGGCAATGACATTTTCAACATATGCTGATAATCAACCAGCAGTAGATATTCGTGTCTTTGAGGGTGAGCGTCAGTTCACAAAGGATAATAATCTTCTAGGAACTTTCCGTTTAGAAGGTATTCCACCAATGCCTCGTGGAGTTCCTCAGATTGAGATTACATATGATATTGATGCGAATGGAATTCTTTCAGTATCAGCAGTTGAAAAATCTACTGGTAAGTCTAATAATATTACTATTAAGAATGAAAAGGGTCGTCTATCTGCTGAGGATATTGAGAAGATGGTAGGTGATGCGGAACTCAATGCGGCTGCTGATAAGGAGAAGATGCTAAAGGTGGAGGCTCGTAATGATCTTGAGTCATATTTATACAATGTTCGTAATTCACTACGTGATGAAAAAGTAAAAGCAAAGCTACCTGTCAATGATGTTGAGAACGGTGAGAGCTGTGTAACATCACATATTGCGTGGCTAGATGACCATAGTGATGAAGTAGCAGAAGTTTATAAGGAAAAGAAAGCAGAAGCTGAAAAGGAACTCCAGCCGATTATGATGAAGTTATATGCTACGCAAATGCCTTCTGATGGTGATAAACCAGAGCAGATGCCTATGCCTTCGAATCCTGGCCCAAAGGTAGAAGAAGTTGATTAATTAGTAAAAATTTGATTTTAATATTTTTTATTTATATTTTTAAATATAAATGAAAAAAGTTACATGGCCAGAAAATTTAATAGAACCAATAGTAAAAAGAGTATGTGAGTGAAACTTTGTTTCCCATAGTGGCTAAGCCACTGATTGTCAAGGATGTGGTAAATGTACAGACCTTTTACTAAACAATCATATATTTTGTAAAACATTTGGTCAATTAAAATGTGAAGAATGTAAAGAATGGCGATGTACAAAATGTATGACAGTCTGGATATGTCGGTACTGTAAAAGAATTTGATATCTGTAAAAGAATTTAAAATGTTATAGTATTTGTTGTATTTGTTGTATTTGTTGTATTTTTATGGTTTTTACTATTTTTCTTTTTTTCTCTATATTTTTTCATACGTAATTTTACTAATTCTGGATTTTGTTTATCTTTTTCATGTACTAATTTAAGTTTTTCTTTTTGTGTTGATATAAGTATTTCTTTAATTTTTAATTCTAATTCTAATTCAGTATATAATTTAAAATATTCTACAATAGGATAATTTCTATAATATATAGAAGGGTCTGAATATGATGTTTTTTGTAAACGAGGATGTGATAATGGCATAGAATAGTATTCCATTATGTATTATATTTCAATATTTTTAAGTTACATTTTCATACTAACAAACTTCTCACGCCAAGAAGCAAACATTTTTGCACAATTGGATGCTGCTGTAGCAAGAACTTTGCGACATACTAAATCATCTTTAGCGAGAATAGTCATAAGCATTTCATCGCGAAGAGGATGAGGAACACAATAACCGCAATAACTTACAGTGCCTTCTTTGAGACCATGTGGGTCAAGTAGATTCTCATCAATATATGTGGAGAGTAAATTTCCAAGAGTATGGTCTTCATGCTGAAAATAGATATCAAATCCACGAGCTTCTTTTTTAGTAGGTTGTAGCTTTACATTTTCTGGTAGGTCTCCTTTATCAAGAGCCGCGTACGCATAGCATTTACGTTCAAGAACTTTTAAAGCTTCAACAACAATATCAAAAGGGTCAAAGACACCAACACTTTCAATAACAAAGTCAAAACTGTTGGGTTCTCCTTTTTCATTTGTTGTGTAACAACGTTGTGCTTCCATAGTTTCAAATTCTCGTTCAAATAATTCTTTGCGGGAAGAATCTTGTTCTAGCTCTTCAATACGAACTTTTTTATGAATATCAAGCCATTGAGAAAAGATTTGTTTTCTCTTTTCTGGAGAATTATCACGAGTATATCCATATGAACATTGGCTTACTGGAGTAAAACGAACATTTTCACGACCAACACCAACCGTTGCTTTTGCTTCAAAGGCAATTGTTTCAACATTTGTTCTTGTACTCGAACTACCAATTTTTGGTTTTAGAACAGCAAGTAACGCAGTATCATGGGTAATAGGGTCAGGATGGAAGAATTTAGTATTAGGAATTTTTTTCAGTTCACCAGATTCATCTCTTTCAAATACTTCAATATCACTAACTTTTACATCAAGAGGTTTATCACTATTATTTTCAACATTCAATCTAAATTCATATTTATCAGATTCCCACGCACTAGGATTGGCATGAACTACAAGAAGACCAATACGATGAGCAAACATTTCATTAGACATAGCAGTAGTATTTTTTAGAATTTTTACATCACTAGTAGTACCATCTTTTAAAATTTCAGCACGAAATCCAACACAAGGAACTTCTGTAAGAATAATACGACGAAGAGTATTCGCATAACTTACATGACTATCTGTAAGTTGAAAATGTAAAGTAAATTTATCTTCATATTTAATATTTTTAAAACTG